TTAATAAAATGGTAAAAGAGAAACTAATATGGCAAGTAAAAAACCAAAACTCGGAACAATAGTAAAAGAAATCACAGAGGCAGTTGGAATTAAGCAATGTGCTAAATGTGAGGACCGCCAATTCACAATGGACAAATGGACTCACAAAAAGCCAATTTGCAAAATCGATTGTAAGGACTGCGAAGTGTTTAATAGTGATAATCCTAACATACCAGCTTTGTACTTAAAATACTTCGGCTTGGATAACACCAATACTAAAAGCGAAAAGATAATGGCGATAATGTTTAATGATTTGAATAAATTATTTAACGATGGAAATTAGGAAAATTTCAGAGGTTAAATTAAACCCGAACAACCCACGACTTATCAAAGACGATAAGTTTAAAAAGTTAGTTCAGTCGATCAAAGACTTTCCAGAAATGCTAAACATCCGCCCAATAGTAGTTAATCAAGATATGATTATACTAGGGGGAAATATGCGTTACAAAGCTTGCAAAGAAGCTGGATTAAAAGAAATACCAATTATCAAAACCAACTTAACAGAGGAGCAACAAAGGGAGTTTTTAATAAAAGACAATACAAGCGGTGGAGAATGGGATTGGGATGCTTTACATACTGAATGGGATGCGGATCAACTAGAGGCATGGGGCTTAGATATTCCAGAGTTAAAGGCAATTGATGATGCGGAAGAGGGCGACGAAATTAAAATACCTAAATCGCTTCAAGTTATACCAAAAAAAGAATACATTTTAATAATGGCCGATGAAGATAGCGAAGATTGGCAAGAGCTGCAACAAATTTTTAAATGTCGATTAGTTAGGCAAGGAGGATGCAAAATAGGAAGCTCCAGCGATAAAGTAGGAAGAGGAACGGAGAGAGTTTTTGATTTAAAAACATTTAAAGAACGAGTACTTAATGAATTTTCAAATAGCGATACCAAGTAAAGGAAGAGCTGGATTAATTACTTCGCATGAGATTTTCAAAAGTGCAGTAATTTACATTCCAGAAAATGAGATAAATCAATATTCAATTTATACAAATAAAATTGTTGGAGTACCTATTGATATAAAAGGAATAACTGCAACCAGAAATTGGATTTTAAAAAACAATAATTGTAATATTTTCTTCCTAGATGATGATTTTGAATATGGAGGTTATGTAGAGAGAACAGAAGAAAAATATAAAGTCAAAAGAGTAAAAGATGAAACCGTTTATATTAGTGAAATAGAAAAACTTTTTATTATTTCAGAACAAAGTAATTCAAAAATATTTGGACTTTTTACGGTTGGAAACAATTTAACAAATTATGCTTACAACCCTTTTTTATTTAATGGCGTTTGTCTAGGTAGCTGTATGGGAATTATAAATGATGGTTCGTATTATTTTGACGAAACATTTGAAGTTAAGGAAGATTATGAGTTGACTTTAAGACATTACACCGAGAGAGGAATTACGGTAAGATCAAATATTTTATTTATGCAGCACGAACATACGCAAACTAGGGGAGGCTGCCGAGATAGTAACAGAATTGATAAGGAAAAAAAAGCCATAAAAAAATTAATTACTATGTATCCTAATATGATCAAAGAGGCAAAACATCGAGGGACTCAATTCTCGATACAATTAAATTTATAGTTATGGCATACGATAGAGAAAAGATATTTGAGCAAGCAAAGGAAATGATCGTAAAACATAAACTTTTCTTTGTCGAGGATATTGTAGCATTTTTGCCAATTTCAAAAACTACATTTTACGAATATTTTACGCCCGACTCGAACGAAACGAACGAGCTAAAAGGACTGCTAGAAGTCAATCGAGTAACGCTTAAAGTTTCTATGCGATCAAAATGGTACACCTCAAACGCTCCAGCATTACAGATGGCTTTGATGAAACTAATTGCAACGCCTGAAGAGTTACGAAAGCTATCAATGAACCACCAAGTGACAGAGGAAACGGAAAAACCTATCTTCAAACAAATAGACCTCGATGTTATTACAGACGACAGCGCAGAGTAAAATAAGACAGTTAAGAAAACGAGTTAGGATTGTGCAAGGCGGGACAAGTAGTTCCAAAACCTTTACAATCCTTCCGCTTTTGATACAGTACGCGATGGACACGCCAAACTCCGAGATAAGTGTAGTTGCTGAATCAATCCCGCATTTAAAACGTGGCGCCTTAAAAGACTTTTTAAAAATAATGCAGTGGACTGATAACTTTAATTCAAACAATTTTAATAAGTCAAACCTAACCTACAAATTTACAAACGGATCCTATATCGAATTTTTTAGCGCAGATCAACCAGACAAATTAAGGGGAGCGAGGCGTGATGTTTTATTCATAAACGAGTGCAATAACATTACTTTTGAAAGTTACCAACAGTTATCGATCCGTACAAAGAAATTCATCTATTTAGACTACAACCCAACGAATGAATTTTGGGTGCATACCGATTTAATAAACGATAGCAATTCAGACTTTATAATTCTAACGTACAAAGATAACGAGGCACTTGATCCAGCAATCGTAAAAGAGATTGAAAAGGCACAAGAGAAAGCCAAGACCTCCGCATATTGGGAAAACTGGTGGAACGTTTACGGATTAGGGCAACTCGGAACGCTGGAGGGCGTTATATTCGAAAATTACGAATTAATCGACACAATACCAGCAGAGGCAAAGTTAATCGGTTACGGGTTAGATTTTGGATATAGCAACGATCCGAGCGCACTTATTGAAGTACACGAGTACGATGGTAAAATAATATGCAACGAGGTAATATATTCGACCTCACTTTTGAACTCCGATATCATCAACTTAATGAGCCACGATAAACGCCTCCCGATTTGGGCGGATAGTGCAGAGCCAAAATCAATCGAGGAAATTCGCAGAGCAGGATATAACATTAAAGCGGTTGTAAAGGGTGCTGATTCAATTAACTTCGGGATTTCAGTACTGCAACAAAGGCAAATGTTAATCACAAAAGCAAGCGTGAACCTAATCAAAGAATTGAGGGCGTATAGTTGGGATGTTGACAAGACTGGCAAAAAACTTAACAAGCCGATTGATTCAATGAATCACGCTATTGATGCGCTTCGATACTTCGCAATGATGCAACTTGCAATTAAACCAACGAGAAAAGTAATAATTACATAAACAAAACCACATTTTTTAGTCTTATTAATATGAGAGTAGTAATTCCAACAGATTTAAAGGAAATAACCTTATCGCAGTACAAGCGATATCAAAAAGTCGTAGCCGATAACGCGGATGATGAAACGTATATTTGCATTCAAATGGTTGCTATATTTTGCAATATAGAAGTTGGCGATGTGATGAAACTTCCTGCGCTGGAGTTTGCCGATATAGTAAAAACCATTTCGCAAACACTCGACCAATCTCCTGCACTTACACGTACATTTAAAATGAACGGAGTTAATTACGGATTTATTCCTAATATGGAACGCATCTCACTAGGAGAACACGCAACAATCGATACGTGTATGGGTAAAGATGAATTAACCGAGTTGATGTTAAGCGTAATGTACCGACCAATAACAAAAAGCATAAAAGTAAACGGGGAAAAATATTACGAAATTGAAGAATTTACTGGCGATGAATCCCTTGCGTTAAATTTCAACGATACTCCGATGCACATAGTACGTGGCGCAATGGTTTTTTTTTGGAGTTTATTCAACGAATTATTACAGACCACCCTCTCCTCTATTCCCAAGATGGCACAGAGGGAGAAGCTGAATTTGGAGGAAGTTTTACAGAACGATGGGGATGGTATCAATCATTTATCACAATTAGCCGAGAACTTAAAATCAGAATTTCAGACGTTGGAAAAGAGCCTCTTTTTGAATCACTCACGTTACTATCTTACTTAATCGATGAAAGCAAAGAGGAAGCACGTCGAATAAAACAAACACAAAAGCAATGAACCAATACTACACTTGTTTAAACTTCATTAGAGATAGCATAAAAGGCGCACCTTTTGTGAACACGATCACGCAGGGAACGGATATAATTGACAACGTAAAAAAGAATATATTTCCCCTTGCACACATTAATATTTTAAACGCATCCGCACCAGGACAAAGCAATACTTTTACTTTTGAAATTGCGGTGCTAGATATTCGTAATGTGAGCAAGGTAAAATCAAATAATAAGTTTCTAGGCAACGATAACGAGATTGACAATTTGAATACTTGCCACGCCATTATAAATTATGCTTTAACAAAAATGCAGTTAACGAGAAACGAGTTTGATATTGAAATCGAAAACGTTTCAGATTTAACTCCTATACTTTTAGAATTTACAAATATGTTGGATGGATGGAAAGTTGAAATAACGCTTTCAATTCCTAATAACTTAATGAGTGTTTGTTGTGAAGATTGATAACGTACAAGCAGCATTAAACGAGTTCGGAAAACTTGTTATAGATCGGGCGAAGTCTAACTTAAAGAAAGGAGGCAAATACGGTTCACACAATACAAGTAACAAGTTGACCAACTCGTTAAGGTTTGAAACTAAAGAAAGTGCTAGAAGTATTGCTTTTGATTTTTACGCGGAGGATTATTGGAAGTTTTTAGATTACGGAGTTAAGGGTAAAATATCAAGTGCAAAGGCACCGAACTCACCTTATAAGTTTGGAAGTGGAACGGGTAAAAAGGGCGGTTTAAGAACTGCTATTGATAGCTGGGTAGTACGCAAAGGATTGGCAGGAACAAGAGGCAAAGATGGTAGGTTTACTACACGTAAGCAAATGGTATCGATGATCAGCCGAAGTATATACTTAAAGGGTACACCAGAAACAAAGTTTTTCCGAGAAGCCTTTGAAACGACTTACAAAAGTTTGGATGAAAATATAGTTGAGAAGTACGGTTTAGATTTAGAATCGTTTTTAAAGTTCACGTTAAAAGAAATAAAATGAAAGTAATATTTGTTCGAAGTCCTTATAAAATTCTAGTTGATGAAGCTACACAAGTTTACACGAAATGCGTAGTTGATATAATTGATCCAGCGGGAGTGCTACCAAATAAAATCG